GTTTTAAATGCAACTTACACGTAATTTTAATTTACAAGAGTTAACCAAATCAGATACCGCAATACGTAAAGGTATTGACAATGAACCTAACGCAGATCAAATAGATAAATTAAAAACACTTTGTGAAAAAGTTTTACAGCCAGTGCGTGATCACTTCGGCAGAGTAAAAGTAACCAGCGGCTATCGCAGCCCAGAGTTATGTGTTGCAATCGGCAGCAGTATTAATTCACAGCATGCAAAAGCCGAGGCCGTTGACTTCGAAGTAATGGGTGTAGACAATGCAGAAGTTGCTGACTGGGTATATGCAAACTGTGAAACAGATCAATTAATTTTAGAATACTATACACCAGGAGAACCAAACTCTGGGTGGATACATGCAAGCTACATACCATTTCAACCAAGAGCTCAATACATGAGAGCATACAGAGAGGATAAAAAAACTAAATACAAACCAATTACTGGTAAAGCTGTAGACCTGGTTTAGATCCAGTCTTTTAGTTCTTCACCCAATACTTCGGATGCAATATTTATTTTTTTACGTAAAGCTTCGACAATTTTTTCGTCGACCGTATCTTCAGCGATTAGGTCGATATAAGTTACATTTTTCTTTTGTCCTATTCTATGTGCTCTATCTTCTGATTGTAGTCTTTTTTCTAAATCATAACCATTAGAATAATAAACAACAGTATTTGCTTTTGTAAGTGTAATACCGTAACCACCAGTTTGTGGTGTACCTATTAAAAATCTACACTCTGGACCGTTTTGAAACTTACGTATATTATCTTGTCTATCATCTTGTGGTGTTAAACCATAGTAATCTACAATAGAATCTTTCCCATATTTTTCAGTAACATTTTTTATTATTTGATTTACATCTCTTTGATAGTTAGCCCAGATAATAACTTTACCCTCTGTCTCTTCTAATATATTCATTAACTCTGTAATTCTATTATTTGGTATAAGTTGTGTGCTACCATCGTCAGCAGTAAAATGACCACAAGTTATCTGATGCAATCTCATAAGCTGAGTTAACACTGTCATGGTGGTTGTAACCTTACCATTTAATACAGCCATGGCTGCTTTCTTCATCTGTTCGTATATTTTTCTTTGATCATGTGTAAGAACAATATGTCTTTTTGTAAAATTTTTAGGTGGTAAATCTAGACAATCTTCTTTTAACACTCTATCAGAAAATGTTTTTACAGTTTCTGACAACTCACTAAGATTCTTAAACTCACTAACAACTTGTATTGAACGACCATGTACGTGCATAGTTTTCATTTCTGCATAGCGATTACGAAAAGCGTAGTATGAAGTAAAGTCCAATAACCACGGATCAAGGAACTCACACTGGCTATATAAATCTAGTGGGTTCTTTGTGATAGGAGAACCTGTCATGATACGTCTATACTTTGCATACTTACCAATTAATGTAATATTTTTTGTTCTCTTTGCTGAAGGATTTTTTATTGTGGTAGACTCATCTATTGCCATTAAAGTATTATGAGATAATAAAAATTTTCTAGCAAAGTTTACACCCTTATCTGTAGACAAAGCTTCTACATTCATTACAAGAATGTGTAGTAACATTTCATTTTCTAATAAAGAATTTAAATTTTCTTGTTGTGTTTTTGTAATATTTGCTTGCCATAAAATAGTTTTATTTTCTATGTGGTCAGGTAGATGTGCAGGTAGCTCTTGTTCGTACCAAGTTTTAACAACACCTTTTGGTGCAATAATTAAAGCACCATCTACTTTACCTTTGTCATAAAGCATGGCTAAATTATCTATCAATACTTTTGTTTTACCCGTACCCATTTCCATAAAGTACGCAAAGTTTTCTTTGTTCCATGACTTTTCTAAAGCAGTCATTTGATGCTTGTATGGTTTTGTTTTAAATCTGTAATTCATATTTTTCTTCTTTCTAAGGTTGACATATAATCCAGGATGCACTATATGTCAAGGCATAATGTCAGAAAGAATAGTTTATGTAATACAGCATATTGCTGGAACACAAGCAGGTAATCCTAAAATAAATATTATGGGTGCACAAGAATATGGTGAGTTTAAATTTTTGTTACCAGAATTTTCTCAAATAATTTTTTCTCCTGGTCCTTTAGTTTTTAAATTAAGACAAGGTCTAAAAGATTTTACAAAAGACGATCACTTACTATTAACAGGTGATCCTGCACTAATAGGTGTTGCTTGTTCTATTGTATCTGATATTACAAACGGCAAATACAATTTGTTAAAGTGGGATAAACAAGAAAGAAAATATTATCCCATAGCTATTAATTTATACGAGAAAGGAGAAATAGATGGCAATTGATTTTGAGAAGGATCAACAAGATGCAATGAAAAAGACCGAGAGTATCGGTTCTCTTGCAGATCAAGTAGAAAGACTAGAGGGAGTGGCCTCTGAAATAGAGGACACAGAATCTAGATTAAAATTATTAAAAAAGAAAAGAGATCATATATCGGGTGATATTATACCGACTATGATGTCTGAGATGGGCCTTGCAGAACTAAAACTGCATGATGGATCACATCTAAAAGTTTCAACGTCGTATCGTGCAACCATAACGGAAGCAAACAAAGAAGCGGCGTTTAACTGGCTTCGTAACAATGGACTGGGTGATATTATAAAGAATGAGATCTCGGTATCATTTGGTCGTAACGAAGATAACAAGGCAGCAAACTATGCTGAACTTGCGAGGGGTCAAGGGTTCCAACCAACACAAAAGATGAAGGTAGAACCCATGACTCTGAAAGCGCTAGTCCGTGAGCGTATTGAGGCAGGAAAAGATATGCCAACGGAAATTTTCGGAGTATACTCTGAAAATAAGACAACAATAAAAAGGAACAAGTAACATGAACCAAGTAGCAGAAAAAAAAGAAGGAGCATTGGCAGTAAATTTATTTGAAGCTGATGCAGCACAAGGAGCCCAGAATATATCGCAAGAAGATCTTGCGTTACCTTTCTTAAAAATTTTGGGACAACTATCTCCAGAGGTAAACAAGAGAGATGGTAAGTATGTTGAAGGCGCAGAGCCCGGCAAAATAATAAACACTGTCACGAATCAATTGTATGATAATATTGACATCATACCTTGTCACTACAAAAGACAGTACATCGAATGGCAAGACAGAGGCACTAGTACAGGAGCACCTGTTGCAATTCACGAGGCAGATAGTGATATCATAAGCCAAACGACTAGAGGTAAAGATTATAAAGACAGATTACCAAACGGTAACTATCTTGATAACACCGCTAATCACTTTGTACTTTTTTGTGGAGATAATCCTGGCACAGCATTGATATCTATGAAGTCTACTCAATTAAAAGTGAGCAGAAAATGGAATTCAATGATGATGGGTATTAAAATGCAGGGTAAAAACGGTTTATTTACACCGCCTACTTACAGCCACATTTACAATCTAAAGACTGTCCAGATGTCTAATGACAAAGGAACATGGTTTGGTTGGGATGTAAGCAAAGTTGGTCCTGTCACAGACAAAAATCTGTATGACATGGCAAAAGCATTTGCGGTTAGTGTAGGTAAAGGTGAGACTGAAGCTAAGTTTAACTCAGACGAGAGCGAAACTAAGCAACCATACTAGAATCCTAGGTCGTGGGCGTTGAAGCTAGCGTGGAGATGCCCACGTAAATTGTGCTATGATAGAAAGATTTAAAGATATATTTACAGGATTAGAACGTGCTCATGGTGTCACTAAAGTTGGTCACTCAAATGGCGATGGCACAAAAGTTCAAGGCAAATCATTTATAAAAAGAGAACCAGTTACTGATGAACTCTGGACAAGACATATACAAGGTACAGATAGTTTAGGTATCATACCTATTAACGATGACAACGTATGTAGATGGGGTTGTATCGATATAGATTCTTATGCAGGTTTTGATCACAAAAAATTAGTAAATAAAATAAAAAATTTAGATTTACCATTAGTAGTATGTAGATCTAAATCAGGTGGTGCACATGTATTTTTATTTACAGAAAATAATGTGACTGCAAAACTTATGCAATATAAGTTAACACAAATAAAAGCTGTACTAGGTTATAGTGGTTCAGAAGTTTTTCCAAAACAAACAGAATTAAAATCGGAAGATGATACAGGAAATTTTTTAAATTTACCATACTTTAATGGTGACAACACAACAAGATATGCCTTTAATAATTTAGGTGAAGCTGTTAATCTAAAAAGTTTTTTTGAGTTGTATAACTCTACAAAAATTACAGCACAACAATTAGAAGAATTACAAATTAAAAGACCTGTATCGGAATATAGTGATGGACCACCATGTATAGAACTTATGGCACAAAATAAAGTGGGTGAAGGTGGCAGGAACAATGCATTGTTTCATTATGGTGTGTATGCAAAAAATAAATGGCCAGACAATTGGAAATCAAGGATGGTTGTTTTTAATGATAATGCAATGGAAAAACCTCTGTCAGATTCAGAGATATCTATAATTACAAAACAACATGACAAGAAAGAGTGGGGTTATAAATGTAAAGATGAACCTATGTGTAGTCTTTGTGACAAGACTTTATGTAGAACTAGGAAGTTTGGTATAGGTGAAGAGATAATGTTTCCTAACTTAACTGACCTGCAAATCATAGATTTAGAGGACCCGTATTATTACATGAATGTGGATGGACAAAGATTAAAGTTAGAAAGTGTAAAACATTTACGGCAACAAAGTTTATTTCAAGAATCTTGTATGGTGCAATTAAAATTTAGACCACCCACACAAAAAGAAAAAGACTGGGTTGTTATAACTAATCAATTATTAAATGGGGCAGAGATTACAGAACCTGCCGAGGGTTTACGTACAGAGGATCAATTACAAAATCATTTACAAGAGTATTGTTTAAACAGGGTATCTTTAGATTCAAAAGAAGATCTACCGAGAGGTGGTACATGGACTAATAATGGTTACCATCACTTTGTGTTTGATAAATTTTTTCATAATCACTTAATGAGAAGACGATGGGATTTAGGTTATTCAAGAACAGCAGAGATGTTACGAGAGAAATGCGGCTGTGAGGATAAACGTATAGGAAAAAACAAACTATCTGTTTATGTGGTAAAAGAATTTGAAGCTAAAGATGATGAGTACAAACAAAAAGTATTAAAAGAAGAGGCACCATACTAATGAAAACAATAGTATTAGGACCACCAGGAACCGGTAAGACAACTACTTTATTAAATAAAGTAGATGACTATCTAAAACAAACAGATCCGGATAAGGTTGGATACTTTGCATTTACACAGAAAGCTGCATACGAAGCAAAAGACAGAGCTATTAAAAAATTTAATTTAGAAGAAGATGATCTACCATACTTTAGAACGTTACACTCTTTAGCTTTTAGAAGACTTGGTATAAAAAAAGAAGATGTTATGCAACAGAGGCATTATCATGATTTTGGTAAAAAAATAAAAGAGGAGATAAAATACGCAGAATATGAAAATGATCACAATGGAATTTTTAGTACAAATAGTGATTATTTACGAGTTATTAATCTTGCTAAACTAAGAGAGATTACACCGGAACAACAATATAATTTACAAGAACATAACCAGGAACTGGAATTAAAAAAATTAAAAATTATAACATCAGAGTTAGAAAGATATAAAAAAGAACATAACCTTATAGATTTCAATGACATGATTATGGACTTTACAAAATCAGACGCTGCTGTACCAAAATTTGATGTTGTATTTATAGATGAAGCACAAGATTTATCTAAGATGCAATGGCATATGGCCAAAGCTATTTGGCAAAAGACAACAGATTCTTTTATTGCAGGTGATGATGACCAAGCAATATTTAGATGGGCAGGAGCGGACGTAGATTCTTTCATAGCACAGAAAGGACAAATGCTACCTTTGCAGCAGTCTTACAGGATTCCTGCAAAGGTGCATG